ACCACTTAGACAAAGACTCCTCAGTTGGGTCAATGTCCGATGGGATAAACGCAGAAATTTTCTTGTTTACCCCGCGAGCTTCGAGGACATCCTTAATAGCTCGTTCTCTTTGTGCTTTGGATAAACCATCAAATTGAGCACGAAGCTCTTGAAGTTCTTTATCCTTTTGCTTTGCTGCTTTACGCAGTTGTTTGACGAGATCATTGTTTTGGTTTGAAGAAGAATCTTCAAAGTCAAAGTCGTCGTCCTCGTAGTCGTTATTGGACATAGTCCATCTCCCTATCATTGTTTGATTACGCCAGCCTCATATTCCGTTGGGGTACGGGTATGGCTCTGACTCCTGGTATTGGTATCACTCCACTAGGCCAGTCGTTCTAGTGGCAGGTTTATATTTAGAAGCCGCCTGCTCCTGATTCGCGGTACACACCAGCACTTGATGCACGGTCACGAGTTAAGGCATTATTTGCCATACCAGATGAACCTGAAAATGCTGCTGTTTCAAGTGCTGATAATTTTCTGCGTTTTTCTTTTGCTACTGCAGATCCTGCAGTGCCAAATGTTTCTGCTTCTGCTACTGCTTGTGTGTATGGATCTTGCTTATAAATATCTGCAAGCATTGAACCACGTGGCAAAATTCCAGCAACTTGTTCGTAGCCTTGTTGTGCCTGAGCACCAGTAATTCCATAACGTGCTAGGTTCTCCGCTGTTGTAGCCTCAGTTGTTAAACCTTGAGCAAGGGCAGCGCCACCGATTTCAGCTGCAGTAACCTTACGCTTAATCATATCTAGCGCCTTGGTTGGATCAAGTGTATAAGCCAAGATATCGCCATTAGTAATATCTGGATAGAAAGCCTTAAGAGCTTTGTAAACTTCTGGGTTAGCATTTTGCACACGATTCTGTGCAGTCATAACGCGGTCTTCAAGTTCAGTAGCTGATACGTCATTAGCAAGTAATTGGTTAAACCCAGCCTGTGTACCTAGTGAATCTTTTGCATAATAGGATGCAGGAAGTCCATAGTTACGCATAATGTTTTGGTATGCGTCTTCCATTGCAAGATACTCTGCTGGTCGAAGCGCTGCTAAACCTTTAGAGATACGGTCAGCGTTAGCGCTAAAACGCTTCTTGTAAGCATCTGTTTGTTGTAGACGAAGACTAAATTCTGAAGGTGAAATGTTATCTTGCACAAGTCCTTTTAGCGGTTCTACTAGAGCGCCTAATCCATAACGGTTAAATTCTTCAAGTAAAATATCATAAGCAGACTTACGAGCTTGTTGTTGTTCTGGTGTTCCTGGCCCACCTGTGCCAGTTAAACTCCCACTGGCGGAACCGCCAGCACCACCGCCGCTTGTGCCACCATAAGAAGGGTTTGCTGAATCAACTTGAGTTGCTGCCTCAGTTGGTGAAACTCCTTGAGCAACAAGTGCGTTAATTTCATTTTGACGCATAATATCAAGTTGTGCTTTTGAAACATCTCCACTTGCACGTGCTTGTGCATATTGGCTTTGATTCAAACGATACGCACCAGTAACATCTCCATAGTATGGAGTCATTTGCTGTTCACCAGGTTTAGCAATACCTACTGATTGAAAGCCTTGACGTTCAGGAGCAAGAGAAGGGTCAAATACATATTGACCATCTTTGACGGTAATACCTTTAGTGCTATCAAACCCTAAAGACTTAGCCTGCGCTAGTGTTACAGCTGCGCCTTTGCCCTGTGTTAATGGCACACCAGCATCAGATTTCTTTGAACCTGGAACTACATCTTTATCTGCCATTATTTACCCCATAAATCCAAAGTCTTGAAGGACTTTACTGACTGAGTTAGAAACTTCTTCACGTGCATTGTTTGTGTACTGCCAACGTGCGTCCTTGCGAAGTGCTCGTTGGAAATCATAAATAGGCATTTCGCCATTAGCACCGATAGCACTGCGAAGTGTTGGGTCATTAAGGTTAATAGCATCTGGGTTTAATTCTAATGTCTGATACATAACGTTCTTGTATGGAGCGTAGATTGTTTCAAGATCTGTTCCGTCTGCCATCATTTTCTTTATGTTATCTGGTAGACCAAGAGCTGCTGTATCACGAATAGCCTTTTTGATGACATTTACATCTTCGCCATTTTGGATACGCTTGTTCCATTCCTGTAGTTGGAGTGGATTAGGATTTAGTCCATTGGCTTTTGCGGTAGAAAGAAGAGTCTCTGTATTAAGCGCAGTCTTACTTTCAATGCGCTTCTTAAACTCAGGTCGAGCTTTAACGATTTCATCCAAGAACTGATTACGGTCAATACCACCAGTAGTAAGACCATTGACAGTCTTTTGTGGGTTCTTCTTTTCAGCCGCATTAAGTTTCTTTGTAATGGAATCAATCTCAGCCTTAGTCGCGTCACGATTAAGGTTGCGTTGGTAGGCATCATTGATAAGTCCTGCTGCTGTTGTTAAAGGAGAGATAGTTGCATATGCTTTTGGAGCACCTGTTCCAACAGCACCAGACTTTTTCTCTGCAAGAAATTCATCTACAGTTGCATATTTTTTACCTAGGCGTGTTTCTGCTGTCAACTGTTCTTGCTGTGCCAATAGAAGAGCATCAGCAATAGCAAGTGTGTTGCCCTTGGCTCCAGATACTTTTATCTTATAACCAGCATCTTTTAACTTTTGAGCAAATAATTTACGTTCAGCATCAGACATTGCATAAAGTGCAGCCGCTTGATCTTGAATAGTTCCAGCAGTTGCATTGGGTGTAAACCCGCCATATGGGTTAGGAGCAGGAGTAGATGCTGTTGACTGCTTTGGTATGCCACCAGTGGTCCAGCTATCGGGCGCAAATCCCATTTTAGTCTCCTACCAATCTTGAGAAAATCACGTTATACACATTAAGTGCATTTGGATTACTCTCAGCTAACTTCTGAAGTTGTGCTTTTACATTCTGTTGTAGAATATCTTTGTATGCATTAGATGCTGCACCTGAGCCAACGGTCAAATCTTTGTTGTAAACATACTTATTATAGATTTCTGACATTTGAGAAATGATGTCAAAAGCCTGTGGGTTGGCTTTACGTACAGATGAATCAAGTAACATATTTTGTAAATCTTTATAGGCAATCTGACGTTTGATAGCACGTTCAGAACCCTGACCTAGTTCAGATTGAAGCAATGGACGAGCACCTTTGAATTGCTTAGACCATTCATCCCATTTATCTTTAAGTGCTTTTTTTGCTGGGTCTGAATATGTCTGTGCAAGTTGTGCATCAAAGTTATCTTTTTGCTGATAATAGAACTGTACGTCACGAGCTGTTGAAACATCTTGTAGAAATGTCTCTACGCGCTTGCTCTTTGTAAGACCTTGTGAAATAAGCAACTTATAAGCATCAAAGTTAAACTCACCAACACGAGGCATTAGGAACATAGAACCTTCACGGTACTTGTCCACAACATCGTTATTGTTCTTTAGCCATTCAATGCTTCCGTCAATAGCACGAGCTGATGTGACTGTATCAGTCTCAGATTCACCAACTGTGTATGGCATTTGGTCTGGATAAAGAGCAATCCACTCTTGCATTGCTCTATCAACGTTACCGTTATAACGATTAACAAGGTTGTTATACACTTGCTTAAAGTTTACACGTTCGTTATCTCTAGCCCATTGTGCCATTTCAGATTTAAGTGTTGTCTGAGGTGACGCTGGGGCAAAGAATCCAGTAATAAAGCGAACAGCCAAGATAGATGCAGAAGAAGCCTGCAGTTTACTCTTGTATTCTTCTAATTCTGCAGGAGTTGGAGCAATCCATTGTTGAGTTGCTTCATTCCACGTTGGTTTTACACCGTGACCTGTAGCCTCAAGGTATGTTGCAGCCTTACGCATAGCAGATGCGTACTGAGAGTTACGCTCATTACGATCCATTGTTGAAAGAAAGCGTGTTAAGTGTGCTGGAAAGATAGCATTAATCATTGGTTGGTCTTCTGAGTACTTACCAAGCAATGCTTTTTCTAAACCATCAAATTGTGGTACCAGATTAAACACAAATTTCAGTGGAAGCGCAGCTACTGGTCCAGCAAATGTTGGAAACAGTGAATCTGGGTTCATTGATGGGGTAATCATATTTAATTTACCACCAAACTCCACAGGCATAGGAGTCTTAAATGCTTCTGGAGCACCAAATGCTGAAGCAATACCACTCATTGTCTGGTATACAGGAGTTAATCCTGGGTAGAAGAAGTATGAATCACCGTTATCGTCTTGTTGTACAAAACCAGAGTGTGTGATTCCTTCGTAAGTAAGGGTTGCACGACGAATTGACTCTGGGTTGTAACGCACTGTGCGATATACACGGCGATAAAAGTCTTCTGTTGCACGATAGAAACGTGCAAAGTTACGTGCAGACATAGCAAGCTGACTGCGAACTGCAGGATTATCTACGTATGAAAGAACGCGGTTCTTTGCAAGATCTTCTGCTGTAGCAAGGATTTGTTTTCTTGCATACTCTTGAGCCTTGATAAGTTTTTCACCTTCAAGACCTTTAGTGTAAAAATCCATTACGTGTTTTTCGTAGCCTGAGTCAGCCATTTCCTTGCGGTATCTGATAAGTTCATTAAGAACAATAGGCTCACGAGAGAATCGAGCATTAGCTTCACCCATAGCATCCCACGCACGATCCGTTAGGCTTGCTGCAAAGTTACCGCTTTCAGCAACTGGAACAAGCGTTGGACCTGATATAAATTCAGGAGTAAGCGCTGTATCTTTAGCAGTTGGTAGGTCTTCAATAGATAGTTCTTTAGTTGATACAACTATATTGCCATCTTTATCTACCTTGCGAACTTTGGCAAGAAGGTTCTCGTTAATATCACCATTACGCTTTGAGTAAAGGTTTTTAACGGCATCAAATGCTTTCTTAGCGTGGACATTAATGTTTCCGCCAAGACCTTCTGAGTATAACTCAAAACGCTTAAGTTCTGCATCAGGCAGTTTTGAAAGATAAGAAGCCATTTCACGAAGCGCTACTTCTTCATTATTAAGATTCTTTAATGCAATCTTAGCAAGAGCATCGTTAGATGTGATACCTAGCTGAATAAGCCAAGACATACGAGATTGTTCACTTGCTACTGGGTTAAAGTTTGTAAATGCTTTTTCTCCAGTTGCCTGAACGTATTTAGCCCCATTAATCTCAATAGGTTCCATTTTGCCATATTTGGCAACATCATTTGCTGCAGAAAGGTACTGGTCTCCGCCACTATAAGCGTTTTTTCCGCCTTCTGAAATGTCTGCAAGAAGGTTATCAAGGTTGCCGTACTTGGCAAACTCAGCAATATACCTAGCGCCTTCTGGATCTACTTTGTATCCTAGGCTATTGTGCATTACCGCTTCAGCCATAATAGAACGGACTTCATCTGCGCTTGTTGCAGCATCAAGTTTTGCTTTGTAAGCAGCAAGTTCTTTACGGCGAACAAGTTTCTGAATTACTCCTAATTCATTTGCTTGCATATTAAGAGTGGCTTGGTTTTTAAGAACTTTGCCAATACTTTCTCCACCAGTGCCGCCACGTGCTAGGCGTAAACGAGATGAAAGTAAACGACCTCTTACAATTCCCCAAGGTGAATCGCCAATAGCAAGGTGAACCATAAGGTCTTCTGTTGCGTTACGAAGCGCAAAACGAGGACCTGCAAGAGTTCCAATAGTCCATAAAGAAGTCATCTTTTCAACCCACTTTTGGTGGGATAGACCCATAATGCGACCAATAAGACCAGCACGTGCTGAAAGTCTATCAAGATCTACAATAGATGGAACTGCAATACCAGATGATAACTGGTATGGAAATAGAGCAACTTGTTGTCCATTAAAATTAGCAGGGTTTCCCTTGTTAACTCCATCTACAACAATGTCTGCAGCGTATTTCTTTTCAAGTCCACGTCCTGCAAACTCATCCATATATGTCATACCAGCTTGTGACTTAGGTACGCCACGAATCTCAGCTACGGTGTTCCATAAACCTTTGAAGATTTGTTTCTTTTGACCTTCAGTACCAGCAGCAAATGCTTCAGCAATAATCTTGCTGTGATAGCGACTGTTGGTTAAACGTGAGATACGGTAAATCTGGTCACTTGCATTAGGAGATGCAACATCAAAAAACCCATTTGGAAAATATGGGATAGTTGTAAACTTAGCTGCAAAACGATCTAGGCGACCTTGAATCTGGTTAGTTGAAAAACGAACAACTCCAGTAGGTCCTTTAAGTTTTCCAACTCTGCCTTCAAGTATTGCTGCACGGTCTGAACCTGATACAAGACCTGCGTTAATATCATCATAAGCAGGTGCTGTTCCGTACAAAGCGCTTACTAACTTTTGACCAACTTTGTCAATATTAAGAACTTTATCTCCAGCAGTTAATGCGCTAATACGAATTTGACGAGATAGGTCAAGACGTGGAATCAAAGGAGTCACACGAGCAGGTTGACCAGCAATGATTGCTTTAACGTCTGCGTGATTAGCAAGATAGTTCTTTGCTGTTTCAGCGTTCTTTACGCCAGCTTTAATAAACTCATCAACTGCAGATGGACCAAACTCTGGAGCAATACGACGAAGCATAGTAGATGCTTCTTCTGCTTTAATAATATCTTTTGATTTACGTGCCTTACCTAGTTCATCTAGTTGAGCGCCGTATGTGTCAAAGAATTGCACAACACGTGGATTAGTAAATACTTTATCTACATTGTCTGCGTTACCAGCAATCTTAAACATTGCATAGTTGGCAGCATCGTAGGCTTTTTTAGCCTTACCCAATAAAAGAGTTGGGTCAGCAAAGACTCGATAAGATGTATCAACAAAACCAGAGATGCCTTTATAAAGAGGCCCTGAACCTTCTAGGCTTTCTGGTAGAAGCGTATTGGCTACCTGACGACCAGGTGAATACTTTGCTGCTTTAACAGCATCAATAGCGCTTTGAAAAAGATTGTCTTGATTTTGTGCTGCAGCTGCTGCAATGCGCTGTTCTTCTGGTGTACCAGTTGCCTGAATTTCATCTAACGGAATACCTTGATCTGCTTTAATTGCAACAGATACGCGGTCAGCGCCGTATTTTTCTTTTGCTTTGTCAATACGAGTTGGGTCTAATACTAACTCACCCTTATCGTTTGCAATATCCCAAGCAGCCTTGATACCTGTTAGGCCACCTTTAGGTAAAGTATCTGCTTGTGCTCTAGCAACTTCAGAGGTGCGGTAAAGGCGAGTCATAAAATCGCCTACTTCTGTTAAACCTTGAATTGCTGCTTTACCAAATCCAGTAATAGGATTGTAATAATGCTTGACCGTATCAAACCAACCAGTCTTTTGCGTTTTGCCATCATCGGCAAACATTGTTGTAAGACCTTGCTGTTGAGCTTGTGGAAGTGATTGAAACTTTTGTTGTGCTTGTGTAGAAGGCAGGTTCAAAAGAGTACGGTGAGTATCAAGCAATTTAGATAGGTCATCTACTTTTGCTTTTTGCTCTGGATTTAATTGGGCTTGAACTGCAGCCGCTCTAATATTTGAGCCAGCCACTACATACCTCGCGATAATGCCTGCTGATACAAGATTCCAACTTCACCAGTTGTATCGTAAGGAAGCATTAATGCTAAAGAATCTGAAAGTTTTTCTGTTGACTTCATCATCATAAGTGCATTAGCTCCAGCACCAGGACCCATATTAATACCATTAGTAACAGGTACATCAGGTTCTTGTGATGGTGCAAATAATGGAGTTACTGCAGCCTGTGGTGCAGCGTTTGCTGCAGCAGCTTCTACTTGTCCCATTGGCATACCCTTAGTATCAGGAGTCTTTGCAATAGGAGCACCAGATGCAATCTGTGCTAATTCTGTTTGATCCCCGTATGAAGCAGCAGGAATTCTATCTGTACGCTTTGCATACTTTCCAGGACCAGATACACCCGCTAATGGGTTCTTGGCATCTTCAAGCGCCATCGGTATCCTCCTGTATCTTTTCTAAATCGTTTGAAAACTCTTCCCACACTCTACTTACTCGTGATTGACGAGTGGCGTGGTAAATTGCTAATTCCATTAATTCTTCTGTAAATGCTGTAATGCTATTTGATAAGTTGTGCAGAAACCCAGTAAGTATTACTAAGAAATCTGCAAGATGAACCGAACGCGGAACTTCATTGCGATTATCCACGCTCGGTCCACCTCACTGAAATTGATTAACCCTTTTTAACTTTGTTACCTGGACGTCCTGCTGGAGTTACTCCGAAGTATGTCTTTCCACCTGCTGGCTTAGAAGTATCCTTCTTGCCCTCAACTGGCTTTGACATAGGCGCTGGGGCCTGTGATCCTTTGTTCATATTGCACCTCCTTTACTTTATTGACCGCCGCCGATTGAGGCGAGCAATGATGCAATATCTGGTTTTCCTTGTGGAGCTGGTGAACCAGCAGCAGGGGCCATACCGCCAGTTTGTGACTGTATTGGCTGCGAGGCAGAAGCGGGGGCCGCACCTGCTGCTGGATTCATCATTCCAGGCGCCATTGCTGGCGTCTGAGGTTGTGGTTCTGGGGCAAAAGCCTCTTCCACAATAGTTTCGATTTGCTTACCCTTTTGACGACCTTTAATTACTTCGGCGATGCGGGTAATAATCTGTGATGGATCTTGTCCTGATTGAGCAGCCAACGGAATAGTCTGTGCATATTGTGCAACGGCAACGCGTAGTGCATCCCGCATTTCTTCAATATCAACTTTTTGTTCTTCTTGCGATACGTTAATTTCAATAGGAAGTTCACGACGTACATAGTCACGGGAAACAAGTTTGTCTGAACGCATTTGTAGCAAAGCAATAGTTGCACGGTTTGGATCCATACCAGACATAATTCCGTAACGGACATCTACTGTGTAATCTCCATTAATAACCTTAGATGGAACGTATTTCATTGAATACGGTGTACCGTCATCAATGCCGCGAATTTCTTTAACTTTGTTACCAAAAATCTTTTCATCTA